TGCAATGGCCGCTGATGGTTGACGACGGACACGGTGGCCTGGTGGGTACGAAGTCTGGGCCGAACAGCGGCATGACGCCTGAGAAGGTTGCGTGGAACAACCAGGTGGTCGAGAACGCATACACGCGGGCTAAGTACCAGTGACGGTTAACGCAGACTTTGCCAGCGAAGGTACACTGAGCGCGAAGATCAGCGCGGTACAGCCTGCTACAAACATCAATGATGCCAGGCTATTTCACAAGCAAGACGACCACGTACAGTGTACCATGACGGTAGTGCCACCTACCGCCGAGCAACAGCAGTCGCCGGGGTGGCCTGCGTACAAGCCGCCACCCCCACCGCAACGAGCGTACAACCACCGACAGATAAGCTGGGGTAGAGTGCAATGACCACGCCTGTACCGCCACCACCTAATACTCAGTTGGCTGTGGTGCCGCCGTTGCCAAGCTTGACAACCGTAACGCCAATTACGCCAGACCAATTGACGACACTACAGTACTGGCTGCCCAACGACGCAGAGACTTACGGCTGGGACGCCACGTACATTTCAACGCGGTGGACTGGTGGGATTGTTAGCACGATACGTGCCTACTGGTACGACCGCGTACAGGACACGGCTAGCTACCTGGATCTGAGTGACCCGAGCGGCAACTTGCCCATTACGCAGATACATCGCCAGGCGATGGAAATGCTGCAGTATTGGGACGCATACCTTTTGAAGTACGGCGACGTGACCAACCCAGACCTTATGGGCACCGGCATACCACGCCCCACCCGCATAGGCAAGATTGCGCGGCGCTACCCGGTACCAACTGGCTACCCAGTGCCATTGCAGCCCACGAGCTTTGGCCCGTACAACTACACGGACCCGTAAGATGGTGAATGTATGCCGCAAATTGTACAAGACCCTGGTATCATCGCTGCTGCTAGGCAGGCAATCGAAGTGTACTTGGGGTTCAAGGGAATTGAAGTTACTCTCGTGCCTATTAAGGGAAACTCAGTCACGAAGCCGGGCGGTGGACGTGATTACATACCGCCAACACCGCGAGCACCTCAGACTTTCGCGCTTGTCAAGACGAATGCCTTTGACGGACTTGAGTTCTCGCCCAACGACGATGGCCTGAGCCGTAAGCGTGCGTACGTTTTGACGGGCCGGTACGATGCCGACATAGCAATTGGTGATACGTTTGCCGACTACGAAGCTGATTACACCGTTGACACGCTGGACCAGACTAGTGGGTTCAAGACAATCGCTACTGTCACTGGCTTTTTGAAGGTGTAGCCATGGCCTTTGCGCATGGATCAGCGATCAAAGAGGCCGGTGGCAAGAAGTGGGTTGAGAATGCGGCTGGTAAACCAACGCATATATTCAATCCAGCCACGGGACACTGGGACCCGATCAAGCATCCACGTGGTTTTCACGGTAAATTCGTCAAATCTGGTGCTACACAACCAGTTATCGGTGTAAAAGGCCACAAACCGGACTATGTACCACCAGTTTGGGCAAAGATCAAGGGTGTCAACGCTTCTGCCGACGGTATGAAGCTGTATAAGCGCAAATCAGCCGGTGAATTCGCCAATGACCACGAATTGTACCTAGCCGCAGCCAAATTGGCCGCTGCGCACAAGAAGATCCACCCACACGACGCCGCAAGCGCCAATTCCATCTACAACGCTGCGCTCCGCCACGAAATAGACGAGCATGGCTCGCATACCATGCTGCCGCAGCTAGGTGCCACCCTTCCGCCAACTCCAGGCGCGCCACCGACGCCCAAGAAGGTAGCAGCGACCACGCCGAGCGGTGTAAAGGTCGTGAGTAAGTTCCTTCAGCCGGGGCAGCTGGAGTGGACGGGCAAGACGCTGGGCGGTGTAAGCGGCGCACGAGTTTACAAGGACCACAACGGAGTTGAGTGGATCGTCAAAGTGCCTGGCGGGTGGAAGGGTACGAGCCACGCCTACAGCAACTCAAAGTTCTTGAGCGACTTGGACGTTGCGACCAGCCGGATACAGAACAAGGCTGGGCTGCCGGTGCCGGCGATGCACAAGGTGATGATCGAAGGTCGTGAGGCGAGCGTACAGAAGATGTACAGCCGCGTACAAGACCCATTCAAGAATCACGACGTCACCCAGACACCGCTCACCGACAAGGAAACCCTTGAGCTACAACAGAATATGGTGCTCGACTGGCTGCTGTCGAACCACGACGCACACAGCGGTAACTTCCTCAAGACCGACAAGGGCATCATTGGCATCGACAAGGGCCAGAGCTTCAAATACTTTGGCAAGGACAAACTTACGCCAAACTTCGGCCAAGACCTGAACCCGCCGCTCGCGCCGAACAAGCCTGTGTACTCTAAGATGATGTCCGCGTTCGTAAATGGCGACATGAGTATGCAGCCGTTCAACTCGCCAGAACTGGGCAAGACCATATCGCGCATCTCGGCGATACCTGACGACGAGTACAAGGACATGCTGCGGCCGTACGCGGAGCAGGCGGCAAAAGCCGGATTACTCATGAAGTCTGGCAGTCAGCCCAACAACGTGGATGCGTTCCTACAGGCGGCTGTGGACCGAAAGAACAACCTACAGACTGACTTTGATAAGCTGTACGATCAGCTGCTCAAGGACAAAGCAGCCAAGGAGCAGGCCTCAGGCAAGATCAGCCACCTCACAGAGCCGTCAGCGGCGAAGGTTGGCCCGGAAGAATTTGCCGCCAACCAAGCAGCAACAGCCGCAAAGACTTTGGAAGGCCAGCCACCTGATTACGTAGCTAACCAATACGGCAAAGGCCTGATCACTTTCGATGAGCTGAAGAACTACGTTGAGAATAGCCAAGACGTGAATGTGACTCACATCACGAAGTGGCAGGCGCTTGGTACGATTAGCGCAGAGAACGCTAAAGAACTGAAGGTTGCGAAGGTTCAAGCAGACCAAGCGATTATCTCTGGAATCCAAAAGCTAGCTCCCGGTTACGAAGTCGTGCCTCATCCAACGGACACAGGCACCTTCGCCATCAAGAAGCCGGGTGGAGCGTTTAGCCAAAGCTCAAGCGGCGTAACGAAATCCTGGCCAACCAAAGAGGATGCGCTCAACTCATCCACGATGGCGAAGTACAAGAACCAAGCGGAACAGGCAGCGCAGTATGAGAAGGCTGGCGCTAAGAACTTCGCCAATGCCGCACCAAATTACACCATAGACCAAATCGGTAGCTACCCACAGGAAGATTTAGACAAGTACAACGAGCTCAAGGCAAAGATCAGCGCCGGCACCGACACTGGCGACGAGTACGCGCAGTTCAAATCGCTCAAGTCCAAGTTCGACAACGCTTCCAAAGCAGCAGGAGCGGCCCAGGTGGAGCATGGATTTGAGAATGAGGCTGGCGGGTTTACCCCACCGGCGAAGCCACCCGCGCCAGCCATCAGTAGCAAGAAGCTAGGCGGCATGAACTGGAAGGCAAAGGGTGGAGCGCCGCCAAGCTGGGACAAGATAAAGGGCCCAGACGCAAAGGAATTGGGCGCAGAGCTATGGAAGCGTAAGCAAGCCGGTGAGTTTGCGAACGTGTATGAGATGTATAAGGCTGCCGCCAAACTCAGTGCGGCACAGAAGAAGAAGGCTGAGCAGGACAACCCAGGCGCATCGTTAGAAGCAGGCGTTCATTACGCCTCAGCCAACCAGTTGCGAAATGCCGCGCTACGTACGGAGTTTGACGAGACTGGCAACGTGATCTGGGAGACTGCTGAAGAGAAGACATCGCACGAAGTCGGCCAGACCGTCGCGGAGATTAAGCACACGATCAGCCTCCACGACCATGTGCCGGTAGTCGAAGCATCACCAGGGCAGAATACTGCGACGCACGCAAAAGAGTTTGGTAACAAGGCATTTGATCCCAGCGCGCCAGTCGGATCGTACACCAATCCACACGCCTTCAAGACAGGCGACAAGGCGAACCTGGAGAAGTACGGCTACAAGTACACCGATCACAAGAGTTGGCCGCAGGACCAGAAGTCAGCTTGGTACAACTTCAGCGGTTCCGGCTCTGGAACGCTCAACACGTTCTTCCGTACAGGTAAGGTTGGCTCTTTTGGTGATCCGATAGCGACCAAGAAGCGTGCGAAAGCTCTTGTAGACGCATTTAATTCACCAAATGTGAAGCCGTTAGACGACTGGACCATGGTGGTACGCGGTACATCTGGCGGTTGGGAGTTTGGAATCGGCAGTGACTCAGTCACTTTCGATGAAATCAAGGCTATGGAAGGCAAGGTTGTCCGCAATAAGTGCCCTGTGAGCAGTTCGTTGCGCGATAGGCCGCCATGGGGCAACATTCGCATCACGTACAAGCTACCTCCTGGCTTCCGTGGGCTCAATATCCTTGGGAAATCAGCACATAGCGGTGAGAACGAAGTCATATTGCCGCCTGGGATGGCATACCGCATTCTTGAGGTGAAGAAGGGCACTAGCTATAGCTCTGAAGTGCTAGTGGAAGTTGTTGACGTGAAACTACCGGATATTGAGGTGTGATGACGACATTTCAACCTATTACACCGAATTGGCTGACCGCAGCTTGGGATCAGTTCAGCGAAAGCGACCCAGAACTGGAGCAGGCATACGATTGGCCCGACTTCCCAAGCGACAGAACAGGCGAAGGCAACTGGATTGACCTGTATTTGACTGAGACAGATGACTTTCCGATTGGCCGGTTGTGGATTAACCCTGATACACAGAACATTGGGCTCATACCGCTGCCAGATGGCAACATCAGCTACCAGACGAAGATAGCCTTGGAGCTACGCGAGTACAAGCACCATCGCACAGACCCGCTGACTGCGTATGATCAGATCAAATCGGAATACTTTGGGACACAAGAAGAAACAGGCAACTTGAAGAGCGCAGGAGTGCCCGGTGAGTCTTTCTAATGGGCCGCTGGTCATGGACCACTGGCACATTTACCGCAACCCTCGTGTTGCGTGGGACCCGCATGATGGGCAATGCCAGGTTCTGGAGAGTAAAGCGAGACACCGCGTTTGGTGCGCAGGACGCCGTACAGGAAAGTCGGAGCTAGGCGGGCACGTCCTGCTGCCCGAAGCGTTCGCAACACGTACGGTCAGCAATGACTGGCTCAAAAAGGGTAAGCGGCGTGAGTTTTGGATCGTTGGCGACGAATACGTCACTGCAGACAAGGAGTTCCGTGTTATTTGGCATCTCGCTAAGTATCTCCAGATTCCGTTCGACAAGGGTAGCCATCATTCCATTGATGGTAAGGATCAAAGCGTGCTTAGCCTCTGGAATGGTGCGTTCCTCATACTCACTCAAAGTGCCAAGTACCCAGATAATCTCGTCGGTGAGGCACTCTGCGGAGTGCTGATGGTGGAGGCCGCGAAAGCGAAGCCAAGCATCTGGATGAAATACATCCGGCCCATGCTCAACGACTACAAGGGCTGGAGCTTACACACATCGACACCAGAAGGGAAGAACCATTTCCACGACAAGTACGAATTTGGCCAGGACCCATACAATTTGGATTGGGCAAGCTGGCGGATGCCGGCGTGGCGTAACCCGTATGTGTATCCAGAGACAACGAGAGATGACCACGTTAAGTTCTTGCTAGATCAGCTGGAAGATCACCCCGGCAGAAGCGCAGCCAGCATCGCGGTTGCTAACGACTTGCTCATAGATTCTGAAATCCTTGCTCTTGCAGACGAATTGACCATTCCTCTGTTCAAGCAAGAGGTCATGGCCGACTTCACCGAGTTTGTAGGACAGGTGTTTAAGGACTATGACGAAGAATACCATGTTGGAACGCTCAGCTACAATCCAGATTGGCTCACTTTTGGTGCAACTGACTACGGCTTTACCAATCCTAACGTTTGGTTGCTTATCCAAGTTGGTCCGTGGGGCGAGATCAACGTGCTTGCTGAAGTATATCAGCCAAACCTTACAGCCGAACAGTTCGCAGATGAAATCATCAAGCGCCGCACCAGAGATGGTGTCCCTCTCAACCCGCCCGACCTCAGGACTTTCTATCCTGATCCTGCAGACCCGATGTCCAGTCGAACACTCTCCGACCGTTTGAAAGTCAGTGCGGCTGGCGGGACTGGTGGTGAACTCAACATTCGCATCAACTTGATTCGCCAAGCGTTGCGTGCTGGCCGAATCGACTACGGTGCAACACCTTTGACTGAGGGCAACTATGACAAGTGGCGCCCGCGACTGATGATAGACCGCAGCTGTACGAGCTTGCGCAATGACATGCTTGCCTATCGGTATCCAGAGCGCAAAGAGGATGCTGAGACCAGTCGTGATCGCTTTGAGTTACCGCTGAAGAAGGATGACCATGGACCGGAAGCGTTGGGACGCTTTATGGTTGGCTATTACGGGCCAAATTCTCTTACCGCTAGCGCTGGTACACGGATACGAAAGGCTAACCTGGGACGTCATGCTAGCAACAAGCGACGAGACAGGGTTGCAAAGCCAAAGCCATTGAGCGCCATGAGACCTACTGCGAGTGGTTATCCGACTTGGCGAGAGGGCGGTACGATAACCGACAAGGAGTTTAGAGATGCCGATTGATTCCAGACAGTACGACTCAGTCATCAGCCAAATCCGCGATGACACCGGGTTCAGCAGACTCGTCGGCAACCTCAGCAACATAGACGACCGCATACGCATCAAAGCGTATGAAATGTTTGAAGACTTCTACTACAACCGGCCAGAACACATCAAAGTTGTTCTGCGAGGCGAAGATGACGACTGCATCGAGATTTACATGCCGTCGGCCAAGAAGTGTATCGAAGCTGTAAACCGTTTCCTTGCAGTTGAATTCGATTATCAGATTGATCCAGACGCTGACGAGGCAACGTCGCAGGTTATGGACGATGCGCTCCAATCTCTGTTCAAGCGGCAAGAGGTAGTACAGAAGTTCAACCAGATGAAGCGGTACATGCTCATCAAAGGTGATGCGCTGCTTCATATTCGGGCAATTCCGTGGGAGAAGGCTGGGCGGCGCTTGAGGGTTGATGAGCTGCGGCCTGAACACTACTTCCCAATTGAGGATTTTGCTACAGGTGAGTGCATAGGCTGCCACATCGTTGACGTTATC